AAAAACCAAACACATGGAAGGAAAAATCGTTTATTTATTGATACTATACAGCATAGTAGCAACTATCAAAATTTTAACCCTTAAATCAAAGTAACATGCAAAATTTAATTAATCACATCATTCAAGAAGAGACAAAAAGTTGGGACATGTACCTATTTGTAATGGATCATTTTGGAAAAGAGTCTGAGCCAGCAACAAGATGGAAGTCAATTTGGAATACTTACAACATGATGATTAAAGAATTCAACTTGACTACTCCTACTAGGAGAAGAAACCTAAGTAAATTCAAGCACAAGAAGTACACAATCATCAAAACAACTTGTGAGCTATGATTTGCCCTGACTGCAATGGAGAGGGTACTGTAGAGGTACACTACTGCACATTTGGTAATGAAATTCACTACACAGAAGAGGAGTGTGGATGTAACAACGGACAAATTGAAGAACATGAACTTAGCTGATATTGAAAGTTACTGGACCAAGAGAGGTCACTTTAACATCTTACTATACATTAACTACCTAAGAGCTAAAAATGAAAACATACAGAGTCACAATGAGAGACAAGTCCTTCAAGATAGTGAAGGCATACGACAGGCATCATGTATTCCTGATAGTAGACAAATGGATAGGTTTAATTTTAAAAATTGAGAAGCTATGAAACCAAAAGAGAAAGCAAAAGAGTTAGTAGATAAATATGATTCAACACTAACATATCTTGAGAGTAAATCAAAAGCTAAACTATGTGCATTAATTGCAGTTGATGAAATAATTAATAGCAATCCACACTCAAATCCATTGAACACAAATGTAGAATCAACCATGAGTTACTGGCAACAAGTTAAACAAGAAATAGAAGCACTATGAAAAATACACACAGAGTATGGTTAGAGGACTCAGTAGAAGAGTTAGGTGGATTTTGGTGGTATTGCTACCTTGACCACAATGGATGCCTACAAGATGAGAAGTATCATGATGACCTACCAGAGACACCTCAATGGTATATTAACAATGGTTATAAAGTAGAAGAGCTATGAAAGCAAGTGATTTAAGGATAGGAAACTATTTAAATGGAAAACAAGGTCATGTTATTGTGACTGAAATTAGAACAAATAACAGTGTAAAAATACTAGATAATACAAGTAGTTTTTATGTTGGTATTTGTTTACAACCAATTGAATTAACTAAAGAGTGGCTGTTGAATTTTGGGTTTGAGAAAAAATACGATGACTTAAATTGGTACATAAAAGGTAATTATTGTTTTTCTTTTTTAAAAGAATTAGATTTAATTGTATTTAAAATAAAATTTCAAACAGTAGGTATTTGCACAATTAAATACGTCCATGAAGCACAAAACATTTACTTTGCACTAACTGGGGAGGAGTTGAGCTTATGACACAGAATGAAATCATAAGACAAAGATTCCCTCATGAAAGGACTCAAGGTATTGCTGATGACTTAGGACTCAGTTATTCTCAAGTTGCTAGCAGAGCATCTACAATGGGGCTTAGAAAGACCTTAGAATTTAAACAATCAGAGTCATCTGGTAGAACAAATCTCATTGAAGGTGGTAAAAAGTTTAGATTCAAAAAAGGCAACGTTCCATTTAACAAGGGCAAAGAAATGCCAGCAGAAACCTATGAAAAAGTTAAGCCTTCAATGTTTAAAAAAGGCAATAGACCACACAACTGGAGGCCAGATGGATCTATTGTAGAAAGAAAAGATACTGACCTAAGTGGTAGAGTATACCTGTACTACAAGTTAGCTGATAGCAAGTGGATTCTTTACCACAATAAAGTATGGATAGACCACAATGGACCAATACCAAAAGGTAGCTTGATTAGATTCATTGATGGTAACACCAGGAACTGTGACATTAGCAACTTAGAAATGGTATCAATGAAAGATAACATGGCAAGGAATACCATCCAAAGATTCCCAGAAGAAATACAACAGATAATTAAATTAACAAGTAAACTAAACAAGAAAATCAATGGCAAGAAACAAAATTAGTGATCTACGTGACCACATGTTTGCAGCACTAGAAAGACTTAATGATGAGTCTTTAAGTAATGAACAGATAAAAGAAGAGGTAGATAAGGCAAAAGCTATCAGCTCTATTGGTTCTGTGATAATCAACTCAGCTAAGCTAGAGGTAGATTTTATCAAGGCTACTGGAAGGATAGACTCAGACTCTGACATCTTTAAGAATATTGACTCAAAAAAACAACTATCATGAAAAGAACAATATTAAAACTTCAACACAAAGAGAAAGAAGACTTGTTTATAGTAGTTAGTGGTGGAGTAGCTGATGCTTATGATGTGTCTGAGAAATACAAAGGTAAAGGCTACAGCATTAAAGAAATTACACCAGCTCAAATGTGCATCTTTCAAAATGAGAAATGTCCAATAATTACTGAGCACTTAAACTACTACACTATTTTTTATAATCAACAAGAGCTAAGAGTCACATCAACACAAATAGAGATATTATGATTGAGAAATTAAAATACATGATTAAACTTTACAACTTGACCACCAGCTGTAGAGATAGAGACTTAATCTACAAGAGAGCTTATGTTTATTCAGAGCTTCAAAAATTAGGAATGAATCTCTCAGAGATTGGTAGATTGATGGATAAGCACCATGCAACAGTCATCAATGGACTAAAAGTGGACAATCAATTCCAAAGTTGTGACAGAATTTATGATGATGCAATAGCACCAATTAAAGACTATCTTTATCCACCAGTACAACTACCTAAGTACTCTATCTTTGAGGATGTTATCAAGTGTAACAACACCACAGATTTAAGAGTAATCAAGGACAGATTAGCTAACAATCAGTACATAGAGCGTGACAAGTGACAACTCTCCTATGGGGGGGTACTGAGTTTTTTTAAAAAAAGTAGGGGGACACCCCCAAAAAAAGTTGTCTAGTTGTCACGCTTTTGCTGAAAGTCAATACCAGTATAGCTTATAGGCGTGACAAGGAATTTAAAAGTTGTCCCATAGTTGCCATGTTCGTCACGCTATTGCAGTTTAAAAAATAATTGTATCTTTGCGAGGGGTTTGAGTTAGCTGCTCTGTAAAAGGTTTTGTGTCCTTCCCTCTTTTTTTTACCTAAAACACAAACTAAAAACACAAGTTATGAAAAAAATATCTGTATTCAAGTCATTGTTTAAGTCAAAAGAGACTCCATTTAATCTCAATCCAGCTGAGGTTGTATTCAGAATTAAAAATGGAACTCCAGAACTGATTGAAAAAGTTAACCTAATTAGGTCAGTTGATAAGAAAGATCCAAGATATTCAGCAGCCAAGAAAGAACTTAATGCGATCATGTTCAATGGTACCTTCTCAGAGAGAACTGCCAAAGGATTAATTGAGCACTCAGGACTTTGTATCTTAGACTTTGATGGTTATCCATCTACTGAGATAATGCAAGCTGAAAGAAAAAGATTGATTGATGACCCCTATGTTGTGATAGTTTTTACTTCACCTGGTGGCAATGGACTTAAAGCTGTCATAAGAATACCTGAGTCAACAGCTGTAGAACATAAAAGAAGGTTTTTAGCCTATGCTGAATACTTCAAGTCAGATTATTTTGATGTTAAAAATCAAGATGTATCAAGAGTATGCTTTGAATCTTATGACCCTGACATCTATTTTAATGAGTTCTGTCAAGTTTTTGAAGGAATTACACAAGATAAAGGATTTGAGTATGTTGAGAAGCCTCCAATCTGTATACTCCAGGATGAGAATAAAAAATTAGAACTGATTGAAAAGTTTAAGTTTAAAAGTTCATTCTCTGATGGATCAAGAAATCATTTTATTTTTGAATTTGCTTGCTGTTTGGCTGATTATGGAATTAACCAGGATGTAGCTGAGCACTATCTGTCTAATAAGTACACAACAAATGAAGACTTTACTCACTCTGAAATGCTATCAGCAATAAAATCAGCATACAAAAAGAGTAACTTTAACAGCAAGTACTTTGAGGATAAATCAACTATTGATAGAATTAAACTGAAAGTCAAGAATGGTGTGGATGATGAGCAAATTAAGAAGGACCACAACATCACCACAGAGATACTTACTGACATTAAAGATGATAGTAGTAGTGATGACATCTTTTGGAGTGTATCAAAAAAAGAGATAGTAACAATTGAGCCATTGAAATACAGCAATTTTCTAGTAAAAAATGGATTCAATAAATTTTATCCTGAGAATGCTGAGAAACCTACATTTGTCAGAGTCATTGAAAATAAAGTTAGGCTCTCTTCTGTAGATCAGATTAAAGACTTTGTACTAACCTATCTAATTAAAAAGGCACAAATCAATATTTGGAATCACTGTTCCAGGTCACCTTATCTATTCTCAGAGAATCACCTCAACATGATTGACTCAGTTAGTCTCAAAATGTTACAAGATACTCAAGATTGCTCTTATTTACCATTCCTAAATGGTGTTGTTAAAGTTACTAAGGATGAGACTAAAATGTTATCTTACATTGATGTTGAAGGTTACATCTGGGAAAATCAAATAATCAATAGAAATTTTGAGCTTGTTATAAATTTTGAGAATGACTTTTTTGACCTGGTGAAGAAAGTATCTAATGAAGAGCCAAAAAGAATAGCTGCACTACAATCAACACTTGGATACTTACTTCATGGTTATAAAGATAGGACCAATCAAAAAGCAATTATTTTCAATGACCAAGAGATAGATGAGAATCCTAATGGTGGTAGTGGTAAATCACTAATGTTAACAGCTCTCAATCACATCAGAAAGACAGTCAAGATAGATGGTAAACTTTACAATCCTAGCAAGTCAGAATTTTTATATCAGAGAGTCAACTTAGATACTCAGATTCTAGCATTTGATGATGTTGTTAAGAACTTCAATTTTGAGCAATTATTTATGATAGTATCTGAAGGAATAACTGTCAATAGAAAAAATAAAGATGAGGTGTTTATCCCATTTGAAAGGTCACCTAAGATAGTCATCACAACTAACTATGTTATTCAAGGTGCAGGTGGTAGTCATGATAGAAGAAGACATGAGATAGAATTTTTCCAGTACTTCAATGCTAATAATTCACCTTTACATGTTTACGGCAAATTACTATTTGACCAATGGTCCACAGATGACTGGTTAAAATTTGACAATTACATGATCAAGAATTTACAGCTATACTTAAGAGAAGGACTGACTAAGTCAATCAGTATAAATGCAGACTCAAAGAGATTTATTCAAGCTACTTCTAAGGACTTCTTTGACTTTGTTAGTGAGAATGAACTTGTTAAAGATGTTATCTATTATAACAATGAGCTACTTCAATCTTTTGAGACTGATTTTAATTATAAGGACATGACTCCTCAGCGTTTCTCAAAATGGTTAGTTGAATACGCAAAGTATAAAGGCTATAAAATAGAGAAGGGAAAAAATCACAAAGGTAGAAACATCACTTATACAACACTATGACACTTCAAGAATTCACTAAGATTTGTATTGACTTAGAAATGCAAGGACAGAATCCTTTGTTTTTAGGCTCAATTGAAAAGAAATATAAATCTAGACATAAGGTAGTGAAATCAAAAGAAGTCATTAAAACAGTTAGAGAAACATTGCTTGATGATAGAGGTATTCCATACACCCAAGTCACAAAAGGTACAAGTAAAAAGATACCAGATACTAATGCAATTACTAAACTAATTGAAGACTACATGAGAGTAATTTACGGATGTTTAGATGTTAGGAGAGTATCCAGTGAAGGTAGATGGAGAAAAGATGCCAGTAAGAAATCAGGAGGTTTCTTTCTTAAAGGACTCAACAAAGGTATGGCTGATGTTGAAGGAACTTTGCTTAATGGTGTAAAATTCGCAATTGAATTGAAAGCCAGTAAAGGTGACAGCCAAAGAAAAGAACAAGCAGAACATCAATCAAATTTAACACAGTCAAATGCTTACTACTATCTGTGTAGATGGGTAGACTTTGAGCAATTTCAAAAAGAGATACAACAATTAATACCGATACAATGAAAGACAGGAACTATGATTGGTGGATTTATCCATTGTTAGGCATACTATTTTGGTATGTAGTTATTCACTTTATAATAAAATATTGGTAAGATGCTGAAAATAGGAGATAAGATTAAAGACACTGAAGACACTGACTGCTACTTTGTAGGTGAAGTGACTAAGCTCAATACATTTGGTGGAGTGGAATATTACAAAGTAACTCAAATCATTTGGAATGGTGAAGAGCATCACAGTGATAAGCTGATAGGTCAAGTAATTGCACCCCGCTGGTGGTATATTCAATTATTTTTATTCTAAATAGTTGCATAACTAAAATAAATCATTACATTTGTAAACAATTAAATAAATATATATGCAAACAGAAGTAACCAAAGTGTCGCTGTGGATTAAGATTCACAAGGCAAAAATGAGTATCGGTAAGGTAGTTAAGAACTCCACCAATCCTCACTTTAAAAAGAGCTATGCTGACATCAACGCATTGCTAGAAACAGTTGAGCCTATCCTTCATGAGAATGGACTGCTCCTATTACAACCTATCCATGACAAGATACTGAGCACTCAGATAATTGACATTGAGACTGGAGAAATGATTGAGTCCTGGTTAACACTACCTGAAAATATTGATCCACAAAAAATGATTAGTGCAACAACTTACTACAGAAGAGCAACACTTCAATCACTATTGAGCCTTCAAGCTATAGATGATGATGGTAACTCAGTTAAGGCAGCAACAAAGCCATCATTAACAGATGACAGATTCAAAGAAGCTCTTAAGTCTATTGAGTCAGGCAAGTACACAGCAGAGAAATTAAAATCAGAGTTTTTATTAACCAATCAACAAATGCAAGCACTATGAAATGGCACCCATCATCACTAGGTAAATTAATGACTGAGTCAAGAACAAAGTCAGAGTTATTAAGTCAGACTACTAAGTCTTACATAGCTAACAAAGCAAAAGAGGACTTCTTTGGCTACAATTCATTTGTATCTACAAAAGCAATGCAGAAAGGCACTGACTTTGAACATGAGTCAATTGAACTTGTTAACCAGGTAAGAGATACTTTCTACATCAAGAATGAAGAAACTATTGAGAATGACTACTTAATCGGTACTCCTGATATTATCCTGGACAATTCAATAATTGACATTAAGACTTCATGGTCCTTAGAGACTTTTCCTGCTATCTCATCTGAAGGAATCAACAAAGATTATGAATGGCAGTTGAGAGGCTACATGTGGCTTTGTGATAAGGAATCAGCTGAACTAATCTACTGCATGATTGATACAGATGACTTTCTACTATCTGATTGGGATAACAAATCAATTCACAAGGTATCTCACATTGATCCTAAGAAACGAATCACAGTACTTGAGTATACTTACAGCCAAGAAGATGAGGAGAAGATAGCAGAGAGACTGTACAACTGCACTAATTATTACAATGAATATCTTGAACAATTAAAAAACAAATAAGATGGAAGTACAAATAAACCGCCAGTACAAGAATGAAACAAGGAATCAATTAGTGGTACCTATTCAAGCAACTAAGTACATGGTCACCTATCAAGTGACTCAAGCTACTACAGATAATCCTATCAAAGAATTTAAGTGTAGTACAGATAGATTTTTAAACCTTTATAAAATAGCAAAATGACAGAAAAAGAATTTTACCAAAATGCAATGATTGCTGCAATGCAAGGATTGTTATCAGCAATCGGAAATGGCTATGCGGCTGAGTACGTACAACCTCACTCAACTGTAGCATCTATGGCTGATGAGTATGCAAAAGCTCTAACAATAAGAGCTGAAATTGAAATAGCAAAAATGAGACTTGAAAATCCATTCCCTGAAAAAATAGTATAGAGGCTCGGCAAAAGCTCACAAATAGGCTCTGGTAAGCCACCCCTCCTAAGTTAAAACCTGGGAAGTTAAAACTGATGTGAATAACAAGGAGGGGTTTTTTAAGTAACTAATAACAAATAATATGAATCAACACACAACAACAGGAACAGTTATAAGTAAACTGCCATTCAAACAAGTATCTGAAAAGTTCAAGATACAAGAATTTATCCTTAAGGTAGGGGATGAGAAGTATCCTCAAGAGGTGAAATTTCAATTAGTCAATAACAATACTGAGCTCCTAGACTTTATCCAGGTGAATGAACAAGTAGAGGTGACATTTGAGCTGAGAGGTAGAGAATACAATGGCACACACTATGTCACTTTAAACGCTACAAAAGTTATCTCAAAACTATTCTAATGGAAAAGTTAAAAATGTTCGCAATCTGGTCAGTAATTTGCCTAATATGGGTGATATTTGTAGCTCTATTGATGTATGGTATTAACATGATGTTTGGCACTATTGGAATTGTTGTAGTATCTGTATCAATCTTTATCTATTATCTTTATAATCTTTACAAAATATGGTAAGAACAATCACAATCTATCTGAGAGAATTTGATCATGATGTTAAGAAATGGATGCAAGAAGAGACTATTTATAAAATTTCCAACAGGTACAAACAGAGTCATATTGCTGAGGATATAGGAGTCACAAACACACAAATGTCAAGATTTCTTAATAATCACAAAGTATCTGAAGACTTTTACATCAAATGGTTTAATTGGTATGTTAAAAATCAATAAATTTACATGTGCAATTCTGGAAGACTGAAGCTTATATCATCGCAAACAAGATCACTGGAGGTAATCCAATATCAAGAGACCTGGTTAGTCACGTCTATCTATTGGTCTGTGAACTCAATATCACACAAGATGATCTTCCAAGAGTATTTGCCAGATATGCTTATAACCAATATAAGTGGAGAGATTCAACATTCAATAAACAATACAAACTGCACGAAGAGCTTCTAGATATTAATATTCAATCAGAAGATGAATATCATGTGACAGAAGCTCAGCAGTTATTGGATGCATATCTACACCAATCTCCTACGGATGATCAGAAACTTTTCACTAAGGAAATTACTAAGATGCATCTAATGGGAATGACATACAGAGAGATAAGGACATTGACAGGCATAAGTCTTGACACTATACATTTAGCAATTAAACAATTTAAAAATGATTTATCTAATTTTAATAACAATGCCAATAGGATTAGCCAGAGCATTCCTGAGCTTCAATCTCCTTGATTTTAAACCATTCAATTGTCAGAGTTGCTTGTCATTCTGGATAGCATTGGTAACTTCAGTAATAATTGACTGGCATCTGATTGGATTTGCATTTATTACTTATTTATTATCTGATTTAATACTACTTTATGAATCTAAGTGAAGAATTATTAGCACAAGCTGAGAGATTTAAAAAAACAAAAAGCTTTCATCTAAGCAATGCTTTAAAAAAAGAACTTGCAACATGGCATGAATCTAATGGTCATGGTAAATTAAAAACATGCTGTAACTCTTATATCAGAAATGGAATGGCTAGATTGGTCAATTCTTTAAATCAAGAAGAACAATTAATTCCAAGAATTCACTTTATAGGAATAAAACAATGATAGTAACAGCTCCAATACCAGTATTTGGTAGATTTCCTCTTGTCAGATTAACTATCTCAAGACTTATTAAGCAAGGTGTCACTCCTATTATTTTAGGTCATGAGAATGAAGCTAATGAGATAGCCAAAGAATTTGATTGTGAATTCATATCTATTGATAATGATCCATTAGGTAACAAATGGAACACAGGATTCCAAGCTTCAAAGAATTATAATGCTGATGCTGTAATCTTCATGGGATCATCTGATTGGTGCAGTGACTCCTACATTGAAAAATGCAAAGAACATAGCAAAGATTATGGAATGATTGGAATGCTTGGATGTCACTTTGCTGATGTATCTGATTCAATAAGATTAGTACACTGGAAAGGTTATAAAGATAACTTGAGAAAGAATGAGCCAATTGGCATTGGTAGATTTCTGAATAGAGAATTCCTTGAGAAAATAAACTATACTCCATTTGACTCAAGAATAAATGCTGGCCTTGATTGGTCCATGTGGCTAAAGGCAATCAAAACTAAACAAGAGATTGGAATACTACAATGTGATAAATCAGTGCAGCTACTTTCAATCTCAACAGATAAATGGAACAACAAGCATAAATTTAAAGATCATTGGAATGGAATCCTTAGGTCTGAAAGATGTTCACCTGGTATACTCGAGAATGACTTCAAAGAACTTAAACAACTATTGTAATGCAAGCACACATATCAGAATCACTTTCCGGATTAGATAAAGGGCTAATTGAGAAGTATAACTTAACTCCTTATGAAGCATCAATCTGTGATACTGTATTCATGGGAATGTATAGAGAACAGGATTTATTCTTATTGGCTAGTCACATTGGTACAAGTACAATAGTATGGTTTGGTAGTGATGCTAAAGACCTTCCAGATGAATGCATTAAGTTTGTCCAGGACTCAGTTAATATTGGTGTTAGTCATCAAGTAGTTGAGACTCTAGCTAAAAAAGGTATCTATGCTATATGGTGTCCAATCAATGCAGTCATTCCACATCATTGGCCATTGAAACCTAATGGAGATAAAATATTTTGGTATTCAGGAAATGCTCCAGAATTCTATGGAGAATCACTAATCAATGAAATCAAAGAAAGAATCAACATTCCAATAATAAGAGCTGGTAATGACACATTTACAAGAGAAGAAATAATAGATGTATATTCTCAATGCTTTATCAATCTTAGATTAACTCCTCATGATGGATGTCCTAATACAAATCTTGAAATGGGATTGATGGGAAGGAAGTCTATCTTTAATGGTGATCTACCTTTTTCTATTCCTTACAGGTCAGTGGATGATATATGTCAATCAATTATGAAAGAATATACCACTAGACATGTTGATAATTACTATATTAGCAATTTATATCATAATTTTATTAACTATGAAAGAATGTCCACGCTGTTTATTTGATGAGTCAATAACAGTTATAACAGAAAAACAATGCGAATACTGTGACCTACATGATGAACTGGAACTACAGGCTAATCCTCATGAGCTTAAACACATAATTGCTAAGATTAAAAATGTTGGTAAGAATAAAAAATATGACTGCATCATGGGAATATCTGGAGGGATTGACTCCTCTACTCTCCTATATACAGCTGTAAGATATTGGAATTTAAAACCTTTGGTTATTCACTTTGATAATAACTGGAATGCTCCAGAGGCTATTCACAACATGAGTCAATTAGTCAAGCAACTTAATGTAGACTCAATAACTTTCAATGTCAATAAAGCTGAGTATGATAGATTGAATGATTCATTCCTTGCTGCTGGTATTCCAGATGCTGATATTCCAAACGACATAGCAATGACAAAGCTAATGTATGATACAGCTTACAAGTATGGTATCAAGTACATTCTAAATGGTCATGATTTTAGAACGGAAGGCTCAACTCCAAAAGGATGGACATACATGGATGCTAAATATATTCAGTCAGTTTACAATAAGTACACTGGACTCAAGTTACATAACTATCCATTGTTTACTTTTAAGGACCAACTATTCTATGCTTTGATTGGTATCAAGAATGTTAGACCATTTCATTACGGATTTGACAGAGATACAATGGAAGCTGAAATGAAGAGACTAATCAACTGGCAAGAATATGGTGGAAAACATTGCGAGAATGTATACACTGAGTTTGTTGGATCATTCCTTCTCCCTGAAAAGTTTAAAATTGACAAAAGAATTGTATACCTTGCTGCACAAGTAAGAAGTGGTAAGCTAAGTAAAGAAGAAGCCAAAGAGAAGTTTAGCATAAAGTCAGAATTTGATTTCACAAAACTTGGAACAAGTGCTGAAAGGATGCTAAGACTTGTGAACATGAGAATGGGGAGCAGAGATAACTTTGAGAAGTATGACTTCAAAAAATATAAGTATGTTATATGGATACTTGCTAAACTTAAAGTGGTACCTTATACATTCTATATTAAGTACTGCTTATAAAACAATTTTATATAATAGATTATGGCTAACGAATATCAAAATATAGATTCAGATAAACTATTAGATCTAGTGGCTGAATATATCATAGAATGTGAAAACAATAAGAAAGAACATGTATCTGTTAAAGGTGACGTTACTCTAGTAAAAGATAGAAAAGTAGCTGGATGGAAATACTTTGTAGGTCACTGGTTGATTAATAAAGGATTTGACTTCTATACTAGAGAGTATACTTATGAGATTGAGAAAGATGATAGTCATCCATTATCTTACACTATTAAAAAAGCAAAAGCTAGACTAGACTCTTATTCAGAAGATGTAGTAGCTAATGAAGGTAAAGGTATCTTCTGGGCTAAGAATAGATTAGCCATGAGTGATCGCCAACAAATAGAGACTAAAAATGTAGAGAAGTTTGACTTTGAATGAGTACAGTCAAAGGCTACAAGCCACATGATAATCAGAGAACAATTCATGATGCTATTAACCATGGCCATGAAAAATACTATGCTCTCAATATTGGTAGACAGTTTGGTAAGACCATGCTTGGAATCAACCAATTGTTATGGTGGGCTATCAATGATAAAGGCTGTAAAATAGCATGGGTAACTCCAGTATATAAGCAAGGTAAGAAAGTATTCTCTGAGATGGAGAGAGCAACCTCAGCCAGTGGTTTATTTACATTCAATAGGTCAGATTTAATGATCACTGGATTTGGATCTACTATAGAATTCTTCTCAGGTGAAAGACCAGATAATATCAGAGGTAATACCTTTGACTACATGGTGGTAGATGAGATGGCATTTACTAGACCTGAGCTGTGGGATGAAGTACTTAGTGCAACTGTCCTGGTAAAAGGTAAAAAGATAATATTCATATCAACTCCAAAAGGTAAGAATCACTTCCATAGACTCTGCATGCAACCTAACTATGATGATAGGTATGCTTACTTTCATTTCACATCTTATGACAATCCAATGATTGATCCAAGAGAATTGGAAGAGAGAAAGAGGTCACTACCTGATTTTGTATTCAGACAGGAGTACATGGCTGAGTTTATAGACAATGCATCTGGTATCTTTAAGAACGTAAGCAACTGCATTAAATTAGCAAATAAGACAGCTAAGATGTATGGAGGATTAGACATTGGTAGAGCTGATGACTACACTGTCTTAACTATTATGAATCAAGATGGTCAAATGGTATCAGCTCACAGATGGAGACATGATGAATGGAGTAAGATCATTGAGAAGGTAGCAACTATCATCAAGCAATACAATGCAACTACATTGGTAGAGGTTAATAATCAAGGTGATGTATTCTATGAAATGCTTCAGTCCAGGTGTAAGAATCTAATTCATCCATTTGTCACAAGCTCTAAGACAAAGCCAATCATCATTGAGGACCTTGCTGTAGCATTTGAACAGGAATCAATATCAATCATCAATGAGCAGTGGTTAATAGATGAGCTTGAAAATTATTCCTATATTTACAATCCAAACACAAGGAATGTAACTTATTCTGCACCATCAGGATTGCATGATGATGGAGTTATATCTACAGCATTAGCATGGCATAGTAAGAAGGAGTTCACAAACCGAGGCAGATACATGGCATTAAGAGTATGAAACAATTAGATATTAAACTACCAACAACCATTGCTGATTGTAGTCCAGAGCAGATGACTAAATGGTTAATGATGGCTGAAGCTATCAAGGAACAGAAAGAAGAGGACATCACACAATTCTTGATTTTCCAATGTCAGTTACTTAGTTTATTCAGTGGAGAGTCAATCAATAAGATTAAGAATTCTGACATAGGTAATGTACAGGAGGCATCCAATTATTTACTTAAGATGTTGAGCAGTTACCAATATACTGAGCCAAAAGAATTCATTACTATCAATGGTCAAGAGTATAGGTTAGAAAAGAATTTCTCTCATGTTGCTACTGGTCAGATTATTGACTTAAAGTTAATTGAAGACATTAGCCAAGATCCATGTCAAGCATTAGCAATAATGTACCTTGAGAAAGGTATGGAATATTGTCAAGAGGATGATAGAGGTAGATTGCTTAATCCTAATGATAAAAGATACCAGGTGTTTAAAGAACATTTCCCTGGTGATGAATTTTTAAACTTCTTTAGTTTTTTTTTGCACTACTCAAAAAAGCAGAAGAACGCTATATTAGGGATACAGATGGTGAGACGGAAGATGGAGATGAGTCAGATGATTCAGGAATTAAAGATTCAGAATGGTTCACTTGGACCACTATCTTACATAGACTATCAAAAGAAATGGGAGTCAGTGTGGACAAAATTACACAACAGCCTTATGTGACATCATTATTCTGGATGAACTACTTTAGAATAGTAGATGAGAACGAACATAAACGCATATTAAGTAATGGCAGAATTTGATTTTCTTGAGGACTTTGGTATCACTACTCAGGAATCTGAGAAGCCACAAAGTGCTTATGATAGATTTATCACAGGATTATCAACTCAACTTGCTTCTGAATTTAGAGACTATACTAAGAAGGTAGCTCAGAATACTGGAGCATTAGCAGCTTCAATTATACCTGTACCAACTGGAGTATTGTCATTTAGATTAGAAGCTGATGATTACTTCCCATTTGTTGATGAAGGTGTTAATGCAGTTGGTACTAATAATTATGGTAGTAGATTTTCATTCAACTATCCTGGTGTAAGTCATAACATGGCAACAGCTATAAGTCAATGGAAGGGATTAGATATGAGTCACGCTTATGCAGTATCATACAACATTAAGCAGAGAGGATTAAGACCTAAGAGAATCACTGAGAATGTTATCACTGATGATGTGCTTAATAAGATTGCAAATGACTTGGCTGAGTTGACAGGATTAATGTTTGAAATAAATTTTTTAAAGAATGGCAGTAACAATATATAATCAACCACAAGCTATAGCACCAGCTGGCAATCCATTGGTGTTTACTTTTAGCAGTGATCAGACAGCACAGGATAACTTTTCATTTATTGTGGAGTTATACATTGATTCTAGTTTAGTATTAACTCAGCAAGTATTCAGACAGTTCAATGCTTTATCAAGGATAGATGTATCTCAAGCTGTAGAAGCTTACATTAGAAATAGTGTTCCAACTACAAGTTTAGAACTGAATGCTACTGATTCTATGGTTACCTATGCAATTATAGTTTATGAGAAGTATGGAGATCCTGCAATAACACAAGCCAGTGCTACTAGCAATACATTGAAAGCTTTTAATTCAGCATTAGAGTATCCTGAATGGATTAATTTTGATTATTCAATTTATGATCCAAATCAGACTCAAGATGCAGTTTTCTTAACTTATTTTCCAACAACATCTAGAGCTTTATGTGGAATGCAAGAGAATTTTTATCTTGGATATTTTGAGCAGAGTGGAGTTGTTCCTGTTTTATTAAATGTATTTTTATTAGACATCCAAGGTAATACAATTGCAAGTGATAGCTTATCAATTACATCATCTGATTTCAACATATTAAATGTTGGTCCACAGGTCATTATTGCAAATTCAAGTATAACTCAGATTGATTTTGATGATTGTTTTAAGTATGAGGTTGCTATTGATGTTAGTGGAGTATCATTTGTTGGTCCATTCACAATATATATGGATACTGATTGCAAGAGATATGAGACATATAGATTGCATTGGTTGAATAAGCTTGGCTCTTGGGATTCATTCACATTTGCATTAGTATCAACACAATCAGCAACTGTAGACTCATTTGCTTATCAACGTGATCCAGGTGTATGGAGTGGTAACAGTTATACTTATCCACTATACTCAGGTCAAAAGGTTAATTATGCTAAGACTAAGGATAAGCAATTGGTATTGAATTCAGATTGGATATCACAAGAAGTTCAGAATTGGTTGGTAGAGTCTTTATATGACTCTCCTATAGTTTACCTTGAGCAAACAAATGGGACAGAATTTGAGCCTGTTAAAGTAACTAACTCAACTTATCAATTAAAGACTAGGAGAAGGGATGGATTACTACAGGAACAAGTGACAATAGATAGAACATATACTTACAGATCACAACTTAACTAATGGCTGGAGAATTATTCATAAATGGCAGATTGGTAGACATTGACCAAAATGCTCCATTTCCTTTGACCTTTAGTATCAATGATATTAAGGACCTATCAGCAAGGAAAGGCAATAAGTCAAAAACTATTACACTACCAGGTACAAGAGGCAATGTACAGTTAATGCTTAGTGTGTTTACTTTATCTGCTATTGATAGTATATTTGAAGACCAACCAGAACTAATAGACTTTGATCCAAGCATAAAGGCTGAATGTCAATACTATCAGAATGGATTACTTGAGTTTAATGGAATAGCTCAGTTGATGAACTGTAAGCAATTAAGTGGTATATGGTCCTTTGACATTACATTAGTAAGTGATACAATTGATTATATCTCTAGACTACAGCAGATAAAGGTTAATGAGTTAGGTTGGTCGGAGTATGACCATCTATTGACTTATGCTAATCAACAAGATACATGGAGTGGTATTATTCAATTGAATGGAAGTCCTTCAAGCAATTATGACTCACAAGGGTGGACTGGTGAAGGATACTACTATGGATTGATAGATTACGGGTACACTAGACCAACAGCCGATACCTTTGCAGTTGAGAATATTCCACCACAAGTATTCTGCTATGAAGTTTTAAAGAAGGCCTTTGAATATTGTGGAATAAGTTGGGATAGTAACTTCTTAGAGACTCAGACATTTAAGAAATTACTACTAGCTTATGATGGTGGAGAGCTACCATTGATTGATAGCTCACAAGCTAATAATGACTCACTATTTACTACTGAAGATAATAATACTAATGGTTATATTTTTAATGGTCAATTCTCAGACTTCTTAGAACCAGGAGAACAAACAGGAAGTATTAATACTCAAGTTAGAAGCTTCTTAGATCAATATGATTGTACAGTTACTCAAGACAATTTAAGTCAAGCACAAGGTACATCACCTTTGTCATTTGTTTCAGCCAGTGATGGATTGTTTAAAATCAACTATTATGGTGACCATGATGTTGACATCAATATCTCAGGTAATGGAGCTGGAGCATATACAATCAATGGATCTTATCAAGTTAGATTAGAGATTATTAAAAATGGAGCATATTTAACATCTGATTTAATTTATGAAGGATCATTAAATACTACTAGTACATCACTATCATTCTCATTTAATTATTCGAGAGAAATAAATACCTTGATAAATGATGAGATAAGAGTTAACTTAAGGTTTGTTGTTAATAATACTACCATAATTAGAAGTGGGATAAGCAATTATACTATGTCATTTCAAGTTACAAGCAATACAGCAGAGTTAGATGTATTAAAACAACAGCAAGGATTAACAGCTGGAGGTACAGTTGCATTAGCTCCATTCCTTCCTAACATGACTT